TATTTCCACAGGAACAGGAGCCATATTACAGGTATCCGAGATTATGGGTGATGGAGAAGCAATAACTTACACAACAACCAGAATTGGTTCAGTTTCTTCAATTAGAATTGTAAGTTATGGTTATGACTACGTTTCTGCTCCTATGATTTCCCTTAGAAATATTGATATATTGACAACGAACATTACTTCTGGACAACTATTTGTTTCAAACACTTTAATTTATCAGGGTGGAACAAGTAATACTACAGCATCATTTAGAGCGTTTGTTGATAGTTATGATCAAACAACTGGTCTATTAAGAGTATATAACTATTCTGGCGCATATAATCCGAGTCTGAAATTGCGCTATGATAGTGAAACTTCAATAAATGCTGTTACTGCTGATATAACATCAAATACATTTTATGGTGATGGAAGAGCAAAAGCAACCGCTAAATTTGAGAATGGTCTAATTAGACTTCCTGGCATTTATTTGAATACAGATGGACAACCTAGTTCAGATAAGAAAATTCAAGATGGAGAAAAATATCACAACTTCTCTTATATTATAAAAACGGAAACGGATTATAATAAATTTAAAAAGCCTTTGGTGGATATAGTTCATCCAGCAGGAACGAAAACTTTTGTGATAAAATTAGTTAATAATAATTTACAAAAACAAGTTAATTCGAATAGTTCGATAATTTCCGTTAAAGATTTATCTGATACAGTTAATGTGTTAAATGGATCGAATATTATAGTGTCATCTAATGGATCCGCGAATCTGGAAACCAGTGTATCAACAGGTGATATTATCGTATTAAATTCTGTTTCCAAATCACTTTCGAATACTGTTAATGTCATTTCTGGCTCCAATATACTTTTTGGACATTCAAATTCTGTTAATTTTATAAATGACGTTTATGATGGAGCGAATTTACAACTATCAACTGGAAATACTGTTTTTGTCAAAGAAGTCATAAACTCAACTCATTTATATTTAAACACTGAAATTTTCATAACGTCCTCTTCAGTTACATTGAATCTAATTAATGATATTCTTCTTACTGTGAACACTGTTTCCGGTAATACAATCTATGCTGATAGAAATCTTAGTGTCAATGCAAACAATATTCTGTTAACCGTTCAGTCTTTCAGATAAATAAACATATGTCTTCATTACTAACAAAAAACTTTTCCATTCTGATGTCCAAGCAAATTTTAAATTTGCTGGACGTTTCAGCCAATTCTTATTTACCCGCGAATAAGAAGTCTTATATGTATGTTTTTTTGGCTAAACAAAATCCTTGGAATAATGGAACCGAGACGGTTCCTACTCCAAAAGAAGATATTAATAGCACAAATGATTATTTTAAACGAGGTATTTTAGCAAAAAGACTGTCTCAAGAAAATGCATCCCTCGTGGCTCCAAGAATTAACTGGACAGCTAATACGGTATATAATACATATCAGGCAAACACAAATTTTTATGTACTGAATACAAAAGATCAGGTTTTTAAATGCTTGTCTAATGCTGCTCCCTTTGGAACAACGACAGGCATATCTTCGACAACTGAACCAGAAATTCTCCTTTCATCAACATCATTAGAAGAGCCTTTTATAAAGACTGCTGATGGATATAAGTGGAAGTATCTTTATACACTAACATCACAGCAAAAACAGAAATTTTTAAGTCAAGAATGGATGCCGGTAACTGAAAATAAGTTCGTAAAGGCTGCTGCTAAATCTTCATCAATCGATATAATTAAAGTAACAAATAAAGGAAACAATTATACAGATGGTTCCACACAATCAATAATCACCGTTGATGGTGATGGAAGTGGTGCAATATTAAAAGCGAATGTCGTTTCGGGAAATGTTGTCGATGTAATTATTCAAAGCAGAGGACAAAATTATACCTTCGCAAATGTTATATTTACGGATGTTACTGGCGGCATAGGATCTGGAGCCGAAGCATCGATATCAATATCTCCAGTTGGAGGGCATGGTTTTGATCCTGTTCATGAACTGGGTGCATCTACTATAATGTTTGATGTGGACTTTATTGAAAATGAAGCGGACAGACTGCCTGTAGATAATGATTTTAGAGAAATAGTCTTATTGCATAATCCCTACATTTATGGAACAAACAATCTGGCTACATCTGAAATTTATAGTTTATATACCAAAGTTAGAGTTTCACCAGGCGTAGGCAATTTTATAAATGATGAGAAAGTGGTACAGGGATCAACTTTGAATCCATCATTTTCAGCCGATGTGATATCTTTTGATAGTGTTAATAGAGATTTATATCTAAATAATGTAAAAGGCACACTTATCAACAATCAAACTATAACCGGATTAACCTCATCATCGCAGAGAGTTGTGAATAGTTTTGAAAATCCTTCTCTAAAATTGTATTCCGGAAAGGTTTTATACATATCAGATAGACTTCCTATCACCAGAGATTCTGCTCAAACTGAAAGAATCCGATTCATATTGAGTTTTTAACGAGGAATAAATGACTACTCTTTTCAATTACGATCCTTATTATGATGATTTCAATGAGGACAAGAATTTTTTAAGAATACTATTTCGTCCTGGATATGCAATTCAGGCTAGAGAACTCACTCAATTACAAACTATATTAGCGAATCAGATAGAAAAGTTTGGAAATCATATCTTCAAGAGTGGAAGTCCTATAATTGGTGGAAAAGTATCATTAGATAGAAAGTGTAACTATGTTAAATTGAAAACCCAGTTTTCTAATCAAGACATAGACATTTCACAATTTAGAGATAAATTTGTAGTCATATACAATTCCACTCGCCCGGTTCGCGCTAAAGTATTGACTACAGAAATTGATGGAGGTTCACCATATCTTGTATTGAAATACCTAGATGGTGGAACTTTTCAAGAGAATGATATCGTTCAAATCTTTGGTCAGAACATTTATGCGGAAGTTGAATCGAGTGATGCGACTGGAGGTTCTTTTGTTGCAAGTATACAGGAAGGCGTTTACTACTACAAAGGTCATTTTGTTAAAGTTATTCCTCAATTCGTTACTGTTAAGTTAAAATATCGAATCGGAAATTCTTCTACTATTAACAGTAAACCCTCATGTAAAATAGGCATTCAATTTTCAGAAAATATTATTGATGAGATTGATGATACTTCTCTATTAGATCCGGCACAAGGAGCATTTAATTATCAAGCGCCTGGTGCAGAAAGATTTCAGATCGAAACAACACTTGTAGTAAAAGATTTAAATGTTCCAGAGACATCTTTATTCTTTGAAGTTTTACGTCTTGTTGATGATATTAAAACGAAAGAAGTTGATTATCCTATCTATAGTGAAATTGAAAAAACATTAGCCAGAAGAACTTATGACGAATCAGGAAATTATACCGTTGATCCATTTATCATCAGATTAGATGAGGGTGATTCTGCTAATGGCAAATTTTCAGCAGTTCTTGATCCAGGAAAAGCTTATGTTAGTGGTTTCGAATTTCAAACTATCTCGCCAACAAAAATTAGTTTGGATAGAGGTAGAGATACTGCAAATGTCTTAGAGTATTCAGTTGCAACTAGTTATGACAGCACTATTGCATTATCAAATACATATGGATCAATATCTTTCACGGAATATCCTGAATATGATATTCACTCAGTCTCTTTTTCGAATATTGATCGAACAACAGTAGACAAGTACAATTCGACTAAAATAGGTTCGCTTCGTGTAAATATGATGAGATATAGATCAGCATCTAATACACAAATAGGCAATACTCATGTTTTCACATCACATGTTTTTGATGTAAAAAGTTCTCCAATAACAGGAACACTTCTTGCAGGAAGTACGAGCACCGCGATTAGATTGCCAACGTCTGTTAACTATTCCGTTGCAAATTCTCATGCGAACATGTACTTTAGAATAACTGATGGAACAGGATTAGAGGTTTCACCTCGATATGTTACAGAATCGAATACGGCAGGTTACATAATATTGGATACTGCTTTACCATTTACACCCGGTGCAAACACATTTTCCTTAGAATCAGATTTTAAAAATGCAGAAGCATTATCTTATACCGGAACATCTAATGTCATCAGTTCTGGTGCAAATATTCATTCCGACAGTAAAAGTTCAGACACTGGATATGCATTCATAAACGAACCACTATCTTCAAGTTTACTTTTTGAAACAAGATACGATTCTATTCAACCCAACACTTTAGATAATGTTGATCTATTTGCTTGGAAAAAATATCCAGGCACAACAGATGCTAATGGATTAGTTCCAATTTATCCTTTAGTGACCGATACTTTCGATTTTCTTCCAGGAACAGGAGCATTAGGTGACGAAGCTCTTCTGAATAATATTATATGTGTTGCTAAAAATAATTCAAATACTAGTTTAGGAATATATGCAAATTCAATTATTTCTTTAGCAAATAATAATTTTACAGTAAGTAGAGAAGGAACCGGTTTTAAAGCCAATTTAATACAAGACAATGTTTCAGTCGATTTCTATGTAAAAACGAAATTGAATAATACTGAAGATAATCAAACCATAACAAAAAAATTCATATCTTCAAACAATACTAATTATTTACAAGTTCCGTATGAGATGGCATCAGTGGGTGCTGCAAACTTGGGTTCAGCCATAACAACTGCTCCGAATGACATACCGGTCTCAATTGCAAATAATGGTTTATTATTTCCGTCAATAGGATCTTTTAATTTTACAGAATCGATAGTCCTGGAAAAATTGAGAACACCAGGAGTAGCTGTTAGTTTGCAGATATCGGATGTTTATGAAATAGTTCGAATAACTGACTCAAAATCTCTAACTTCAAATGTCACAACAGCGATGTTGAGTAGTTCGTCTTATGATATCACAGATAATTATGAATTTGATAACGGACAAAGAAAAACACACTATGATCATGCCACAATTAAATTGAAACGTGGCGTTCCTGCTCCTCGAGGAAGAGTGTATGTGCAGTTTAGATATTTTAAAGCAACAGCTCCAACAGCATATGCAGCATCGGGTGGTGTGATCACCGTAGACTCATATACAGCAACATCTTTAGGATCCGGAGCAATCAATTATTCTGGTATATCATACTTTAGTAATGAAGAGGATAATAAATTGACTTCATTAAAAGGTGCTTTCGACTTTAGACCTATTCGCGATATCAATTCAAACACACTTTCAAAAGTGGTGAATGTCGATCCTCTATCATCCATCACATCAAATTTTCATTACTATCTTGGAAGAATTGATAGAATCGTTGTTAAGCCATCTAAGGAATTTGCTGTGATTAAAGGTGTTTCTGATATTAACCCTTTACCACCAGCAATAACTGATGGTGATATGTTAATCTACACACTGACTATACCTCCATATACCGAATCCGTTAAAGATGTTCGTGTAGATTTTACTAACCATAGAAGATACACAATGAGGGATATTGGTGGTTTTGAAGAAAGAATAAATCAACTTGAGTATTATGTTGCATTAACAAGTCTAGAAAAAGATGCCACATCATTAAAGATTTTAGATAGTAACAATCTAGATCGTGCAAAATATGGTATAGTGGTAGATAATTTTACATCTAAAGATGTTCAAGCAACAAGACAGGATGTTGGTTTCGATAATAGAAATCTAATTCAAGATGGTAATTTATTACCAGCATCTTTAATGCGTACAGTTAAACTTGATGCAAATAATGCATCATACAACACGACAACCAAATTGATAGGAAATAACATAAAGGTTGTTGGAACAGGTACGAAAAAGGCTTTCATAATGAATTATAGCACAACGCCTTTTACAGAACAACCTTACGCTACAAAATCTTTAGTTATTGCGGGCGCTCTTTTTGGTGGTTTTAAAGGAACCACTAAATTGTTCCCTGAATATACTGGAGATGTAGACACAGGATTTACGGCAAGTGTGACATTGAATTCATTACAAGGAATAGATAATGCATTTCGTTTTGTGAATAATGCATTCAAATATATTGCTGATAATAATAAAGCGTGGGCTGAAGATAGGAATAGTCCCTTCGCACAAATAGAAACGGAACTGTATCATAAAATGAGCACTAGTGGTCCAGTTAGAGGAGAAATCACTAGCGGGCAATGGTTAGGTGGAAGAGCATTTGGAAATGTTCAAGCAATCAATGAACTGACATTAAAGGACACAACATATTCGGTTGCACAAAAACAAATCAAAACTTCAACTTCTCAAGTGGATGTTGGAACATTTGTTACTGATTTAGCAATTCAACCTTATATGAAGTCTAGACAAGTTTTATTTTCATCTAGAGGTCTAAGACCTAATACGAGATTCTATCATTTCTTTGATGATGTTGAAGTAAATAACTATATTGTTGTTCCTAATAAGATTACATTAAACGCTAATAGTGTATTAATTTCTGGAGAAACAGTTCTAATAGCAAACACTACTTCCGATCTTACAGCAAATATAATCAGTTATCAAACTGGCGGTGCAAATTATAGAATCGCTCAAGTGGCTATAGATGAATTTTCTGGAAATAATGTACATTTGTTGAATATGACTGAACTGTCTTCTAATAACAAATACATCTACGGTGTTGATAGTGGTAAATATTATCAAATAAAAGGAATAGTAGATCATAAATCTGGCAGAGGAGAAATTCTCACAGCGAATACTATTCGTTTGTCTACAGATGCTTCTAGTACACAAAATGTTTATGTTTCAAACAATATTAATATTGTTGTTGATATAAACAATGCAATTGTTGTTGGTGAAACATATAATGTTGCTTCTTACGATGC